TATCTAGGGTCTCCAACCATAGCATAGAGATCATCCCGTGATACAGACTGGTCGGTTGCAACACCGGCAGTTGGTATGGCCATCTCACCAGATGCCTGACGAATTTTATTGAGAGCCGACACAAAAGCCGCCGATGTGGAGGCTTGAGCAACAGCGTTCAACTCTGCTTCGTTCAAGATGGACCGGCCAAGTTTGCCGAGCCACTGGTTGTTTGCCTTAATAATGTCATCAGCGCGATTGCCGAGTTTCTTGAGTTCCGCTTCCCGATCTACTTGGATTTTTTCCAGCGCACCGGTCACGTTATCAAGATACGATTTGGCAATCTTCTCGAACGCATCCTGAGATAGTCCAAGTTCTTTCGCAGTTGCGAGATAACTTTGCAAAACAGGGTCATCATCAGGCACATTAGCCGCCTTGAATGTCTCTGTATTGTATTTGCCGTCCTTTGGAGCCTTGTGTTGGCCCTGAGAGAACTTCGCCCTAAGTTCAGTGTAGGACTTTGCTAGGGCTTCGACATCTGGACCGTCAGCATCAGACCAGAAATTCTCTGGCCAATAGTCTGGACGTTCCAGTTTCTCGTCTTCTTCTGGTTGTTGAGCCGCTTTTTCCTCGTCGGTAAGTTCCCGATGTGGGATTTCTACCTCAGTTTTCGTCTCAACCTTATCAGTTTCAGGAGTTAACAGGCTCTGGTTGTCGGTTTGGCCATCGGCTTCACCGGCCTGAGTTGTCTGATCTTCCGTCATTAAGTCCTCGCTCGTTTGATACGCCCTTCAATTTGACGAATAACGCTGTTCTGACCCTCACGGTGGAAGCCATGAGACGCATCATCACCCGGAAACCAAGTCGGCTGTTCTAGATACGATTGTCGTAGGTCAGCCAGAACTTTAGCGCCAGCTTCGCTTTGGAACACCAGAGCGTAAAGGGTGTCCAAATCTCTTTGTTTATTCGGTCCATTATTTTCGTCAGCCATTCATTCCTCATTGCATTGCCCTCATCAGTGCTTCCTGATTACCGGCTTGTTGCGGCTGCATTGGTTGTTGCTGTGCAGCCATTTGAACCTGTGCGGCCTGTTGCGCGATCTGCTCACGCTCGTCTTGAGTCGTAAGCAATCTTGCAGGGATGCCTAGGCGTTCTGCTACATAGTCAATGATCTCGTCACGCTTGATCGTAATCATGGCTTCTGGTCCCATTCCAGCCACAATTTGAGCAAACTGCATGACATCGTTCAGTTCATCCATATTCTGCGCTTGAGCAAGCGGGGAGATTGGAACTATCTTGACCTCTCCACCGTTAACCTTAAGCGGCATATCAATAAGACCAGTTTGGTCCATGATAAAGAGAACGCGCTTCACAATCGGAATCATAGCCTCGGTAATCAACCGACCAAATGCGGCACCAAGGTTCTGAGCAAGTTCGTTTCTGCGCTGCACAACCTCTGTAGCCGAACGAGCCGACATATTGTCAGGCGGAAGCGTGTCATCCAGAAGCATCTTCTTGATGTTCATACGGACATCATTGATGACAATCTGCGCTACGTTGAAGTCAGATGCCTTCGACAATGGTTGTAGGCTTGGACCTTGAGGACCACCGTTACGAGCCACAGGCACAATCGCACCCGGTTCGATACGGATGTTCTGCGGATTGATTACGCCATCATCTGCCGCTGTATATACACCAGACACCGCCAGAGCAGCGTTTTTAAGCAAGAGTTCAAGCGTCTTGTTGAGTGTCTTAACGTCCGGCATAGCTGTGATAAGCGGCCCACGACCATAGACCTCGCCAGCTACTTTCATGTAACGGGTCACGATCCAAGGCGATACCTTCATCGTCCGATAGACGAGTTCTGACTTCATCTTCTCATGGATCACATGGTAGCAATAGGTTGCATCATCCTTGTTATAGACGGTGGCTTCGAGAAGTTCGACTTCTTCTGTCGGCTTCCGATTGATCTGCTCTTGCAAGACTGGCGGTATCTTGGCATCCGACCATTGTAATGAGATTGCATCGCCCTTGAGACGCATCTTGCGATAGACGTTATCGACAGTCCCGTGCGGCCCTTCTTCGAGAGACACAAGATACTGCGGAACTGCGGTGAAGCGGATAGGTGAGTCTTCATCGCCCGGCTGGATCAGCATGACTGCCGTGCCGACTGCAAGATCAAGCAAGAACTCTGACATCGACAGGTCAAAATTTGTCTGACGCAGCGTGTTAAACATACGCTCACGGTAGAAATCCAGAACTTGCTGAATCTCAGCGCGGCGTTCTTTAGGAATTTCGTTACCGGCTTGCAGGGCGCACCAAGCGCGGTAGGGTGGAAACAGGCTAGACTGGATACGATTAGCAAAACGCTGGGTCGAATGGATGGCGGTCGAGTCAAAGACCTTGCTCATCTTCTTCTGGCCCGGCACACCGCCTTCGTAGAAACCATCATAAAGGTTTCTCTGTGGAAGTGCGTATTCGTAGCACTCCTGATAAATCGTGCGCCACTGGTCTTTCTTGGAGGAGGCCAAGGAAGCGCGTTTAATTACGTTTTCTACACTCATCTTGGCCATAGTAACCTCACTTCTTCTTTGACTTGCCAGCTTTCGACAAAGCAATCGCTACTGCTTGCTTCATCGTCTTACCGTGTTTCATCTCTAGCTTGATGTTTTGAGAGATAACTTTCTGGGATGAACCCTTCTTAAGCGGCATCTTCGTCTTCCTTTTCTTCCATTGCTTCGACTTTAGCATATTTCTCGTCGGTAATTGGGCCACCAACAAGCCAAGCATCACAGGTTCGCTGCGCTGCACACTTGAAAGCAAACAGTTCGCAGAACCCTAAATCAGCAGTAGCTACGACAATGTCATCGTAACCACCTTCATCCTCTGGTGCCTTCTCAAGACCATTCTCAATGCAGTCCATCATCTGACTGGTCTGGATGAAAGCAGCGCAATTACCGCAGCGCATCGTCATGGCTTCTGGAACCGTGACGTTATACATCGCCGCCTTCTTCAACCAGAACGCAAGATTTGGTTCTTCAGGGTTTGGTGGACCGTAACCATACATAATAAAAGCATGATTGCGATTTTTAAGGTTATGAGAGATGTCTTGAGTCGCCAACGGGCAAGCATATTCGCCGGGCTCCTCTGTTTCTGTCTCGGCTTTAAGTAGGGCCATATCTAGTCCTTCATCTTCTTGATGCGTTCGCTAAGGGCAGCCGCTTTCTTTTTGGCATCTGCCGTAGAACTGGCTCCCCAAGCCCGAAGTGCGAGCAGTTTACGAGTTGGCTTGCCCTTCTCGTCGTAGTCTGGACCTTTGACACCAGCCATACGCGCTAGGAAACTAGCCTTGCGACCGAGTTGCTCACGCGATTGAGGCGCACCCTTTACCGGTGGCTTGAGGTTCGAGCCTTCTTTACGCTTGAAGTAAGCGCGACCGGCTGCGTTCAGCCCACCTTGCGGGTTCTGGTATTTCTTAGCGACCATTAGAGACCACTGAGTTTAGTCGGCAGACCCGTTTCAGGAGCAATACGCTCTGGCGAAAGCAACTGACGATATCCACCACGTGTGCGAGCACGGATTGATGCAGCCATTTGCTGACCGGCAGCCGCTTCTTGAGCCGCAATGCGCTGTTCTTGCTGTTGTTGCAGTGCAACTTGCTTCTCTTGTGCAGCCGAAGAACCGCCTCCGCCGCCGCTAAGACCCAATGCCTGTGCTATGAAACCCATGATTCAACCTCGCAAATATGTGACAGTCACAACCGTCAGACGCATAAGACCGTAAGAAAGCCTCTCTGGTGAACCCAATCGTCTTGGCCCACCGAACCGCTCTAGGATTATCATTTCTTACAGTTATCTGCAAACGCCTTACAAATGTCATGTTAGATATAAATTTTATCATGTTTTTACTACATTTCGTCATCTCAACTGGCTTTTTCGTCACATAATCGGCATCTTTAAAAACCGTCACCTCCCAGTTACCGTGCCATAGCGGAAAAAATAAATAGCAAAGGATAGGTTTCTCTCCGTCGAAGACGGTGAATGAGAAAAACCGTGACGCATATTCCGAGATGATGGTATCAAAGTCGTCATAGGCTGCGATGGTATTCATATCGGCTTGCCACAAACGCATGGCGCGTATGTGTTTCACATGAAACTCTTTGATTTCGTAGTGATCCGGGAAGTTTGCACTACGAATTATGTCAGCGTTGGGCATCATGCGAAGATGTCGAAGTCCGTTTTTGCGCTGGTTTGCATGGGAAGTCTGCCGCCGATCTGATGGCCACGGGTCAGAGTGCGGAACTCTCCGCCACCGAGCATGAGATAGCCAAAAGCGTCCCCGATATGGGAATGTTCATTCTTGTTTGGCGCATCACGGAAGCGATCTGTGCCACCTCCTACGCCTACGCGCTTGAAATGATAGCCACCGGCTAATGATTTCCGCAACCGATTGCAGCTTGAGTCGAGGATTAGACCCGGTTTACCGTCTATCAGGCGTTGCATAGGCAATGCACCGGCTTCTCGGCGCACCATAAAGTCATTCGATGCCGTAGGCTGGGCATTTAATCCTATGGTTTTGAGATAATCGAAGGCTGTGACCTCAAAGATACCGTCACGAGCGACACCCGCCGGATCGCCCCAGACAAATACTTGGGCTTTAGCGAAGTGGGTCATGATGTCGTGCATCAGGATTTGGCCGAACCGCTCTAGACCCATGCTGAATGAGACGATTTCATGGAGAATATGCCAGCGGCCATTGCGTGTTTTCTGACCGAAGACGGCTGCCGGTGTCAAACCAAAGTCGATCCCGATCTGGAGTGGTAGGCTTGGGTCATAGTCGATCTTATCGACGCTCATCAGAGTGTCTGAATACTCCGGCCAGACGGCTTTACCTTCTTGGACATAGACATACTCACCAGCGACATAGCATCTGATCCAATCTAGGTTCTTGCCACCGAGTTGCTGCTCATAGTAACCGGGCGGAAGGTTATTGATGTTCTCCGCTTTCTCGTTGACGGTCCAGTAGCGGCCAGCACCGGG